TCAAAGGCTTGCTCGATAAATTGGCGCTTGGTCCATCCCATGTCATTCTCCAGTTGGCTCGGACAATCGGTCTTGGATCAATTGTCCCAGCTTTTTGTCCTTTGTGCGACCGTCGAATCGGATGCCGAGTTCTGTAGCCTTGGCCTCCAGTTCTTCACGGGTGGGCTCTGTGTCGTCGCTGACTGGCTCAGGCTCTGGGGTTGGTGCTGGTTTGATCTGCTCGCGCCAGTCCAAAGGCTTGGCTGCTTTTTTCTTCTTGGTGGGTTTGATGGCCCATTTTGGCTTGGGCTTTTGGAAGCCGTTGGCGTTGTCGCCTGCTGCTGCAATGGCATCGGCTGAGGATTGAAACCATCCTGCGGCCAGCTTTGCGTCGAGTTCTTCTTGCGTCTGGGCACTGTCGAAGTTGTACGTGCCGCCACCAGGTTTGCGTTGCTGGCCTGGGCTGCGGTAGACGATTGCGGGGAATGATGTGATCATTTTTTAGCCTTCATGGGCATGGAGATCTCCTTTATGAGAAAGGGGGGCCAAAGCCCCCCAATCATTTCACAGCTTAGGGCTGGTTGAACAACAAGATGCCGGACATTTCAGGCTGCTTGTTGACCACACCAAACAGTGTGTCCAAGCGATACTTGATTGTCATGCTGTCGATGTCGTAGAACTTCTGCATAACCAGCTCGACGCCCTGGTCGGTGGTAGCACGCATCACTGCGGTGCCAGCATCGGATGGGACAGCGTAACGGCCAGGCAAGATTTCCAACGAGTCACGCTGCCAGAACACGTTGATGTTCGATGCGGCAGTGTTCAACCAGTTGATTGGCGCGGCTGCGGCAGGAGTAACGATTACGTTCTTGTACTGTGCAGATGCGTCGCTGGCGACTTGGTTGGAGATGATGCCAGGGCTGATCACCATTTGCGTGCCGTTGGTGATGCTGATGACGCGGAAGGTCTTCAGTTGGCCAGTGGATTGCTTGGTGATGTGATGCACTGCAACCACGCCGTCGATCGTGAAGCAATCGCCTACAGCCACGCCGACTGTGTTGGACACAGTGACTGTCTGGTAGCGGTTGTCAACGTTGATCTGGCCGCCGACGGATGTCGATGTGGCCTGGGGCACGAGGTAGTTGTTGGCAGCGTTCTGGGTGTCGATGGTTGTGACGCCACCGGCAGCCGCAGCGATGCGGTTTGCGTAGTCGAACTTGTAAGTGTCGAAGCCTGCGACCATGCCGACGAAGTTGCGTTCGTAGGCTTTGTCGGACTTGGCGTTACCGAATGAACGGCTGGCCTGAGACAAGTTACCGGCCAGACCGTTGTAGTCGCGGCTTGCGAGACCCATGAAACGATCGTAATCGGGCACGCCCTGCTCGTTCATGATGCTGTCGCACAAGGCAACATCGTCATAGTCACCGGCAGCGGTGGAGACTGGAACAACCAAAGTGCCTTGGGCAGCTGCGGTGTTCATGATCGCCACGTTGATGTCGGATGCGAGCTTTTGCTTGGCTGACTCGCCGAGGCGACCTTCTTGCAATGCGTCACGCAGATCGAGGGTGGTCATTGTCCATGGCACAGTCTTGCTAAAGCCGATGGTGGAGGGCACAGACAACTGAGTCATGTTCTGGTACGAGCCAGCGATGGTCGTGCCAGGAGTGCTGTTGATGGATTGCGCCATGTAAGGCATTGGACGCCAGATGACGTTGTTGGTGCGTGCCATCATTGTCTGGTCTGTGTTGTAGACCGAGACGTGACGGGACAAAACTAACAAGTCCTGGAAACCTTCGAGGATGTCTTCAAACGCGACGCGTTCTTCTTTGGAAAAGCTATTGGCCATGATGGGCTCCTAAATTAAAAAATCATTTGGATGCTGATCGTTTCTGCTGCTTGTACTGGATGACCTTAGTCATGTTGCCAGTCTTTGCCGCTTCTTCTCGCAGCCGTTCGAGGGTTGAGTCCACCGCCCCAGAGACTCGGCCAGTTCCTGACACGATTCTTTCGGGCGGCGGGGCTGCCTTGCGGTTGGTAACTTTCAAGTCTTTCTCCAGTTTCGCTACCGCAAAGGCAAACTTTACGGGGTCTTTGATGGCTGCCAGCTCTTGCGCCTTCTTGGGGTTTTTACCTAGTGCGTAGACGACAAGGGCGGGATTGTCCGCACCTTGCAGCATGACGCCTTGCTGGGTGACGTTGAACAACTCCTGGGCCACGGCCTCGGCGTCGTCAAAGTCTTTGACCCTCAGCTCGGCTTTCGCCTTGCCGTAGCCATCCAGTTTGGCTCGCCAGGCTTTCTGCTGATTCATAACTTCAGCTTCTTGCTTGGCGTTGGCTTCGTCGGCTTGTCGCTTGCGATCAAACCAAGTGGCCAATGCTTCCTCGAACTTGTCGGCGTCGTAGTCGTGATCTTCTAACTTTGGCTTTGGCCCCAGCGTGACCGGCTTGGTCTCAGTCTGTGCGGTGGTTTGCAGCTTGGTTTGAAGTTCGCGGTTTTGGCGCTGGAGTTCTCGGTTCGTCTTGCGTAGCTCTCGGACCCATTCGGGTGCGTGTGCTGGTTCTTCGGGAGGCGGCGCTTCCTCACCAATGGAGACAACTACCTCGTTAGATTCTGCCTCGTCGTCTTGGGCTTGGGCCTGCTCACCTTCGGCTTGCGCCTCGGGCTGCTCGGTGGCCTCGTCCTGGATGACTGCGGTGTCGTCGTTCGTGGTGTCGTCGTCCTGTTCTGCCTGTGTGTTCATCGTTGACCCTGTGAAACTCACCCATTGAAACGGCTGGGTGGATACCGTTGTTCTGATTGTCGCTTTTCTGCAACTAATTTGCAAATGTATTCAAAATAATGTCTGAATCCATTTCGACACTGAGCATTAATGCGTCAATGGCGTCTTGTTCGTCTTCAATGTATGTCTGAATAGCTTGTTGGGCTGCCTGCATTTCCGCTTGGTATTCTTGTTTAACTTGAAGTCTTGCTTGCAGTTGAGCATTTTCAATTCTCAGCGATTCAAGATCAATGTTACCAACTTCGTAAGCGTTGATTTTCTGAGCTAGTTTGACGGCTTCGGGTTTCTTGACTTCACGCAAAACGGTTTGAGCCTGGCGCAATGTGAGCGATTGCTCAAATGCTGCACGTTCATTAGCCCAACCTCTAAACTTCCTTTGTTTTCTCGGGTTGCCGCCACCGCCTGTTTGTTCTTCTTGTTCGGCAAAGCCCCATGCGAAGCCCCATGAGTAACCCCACGCACCGCCCCAAGCGTCCCAAGTTTGCATTTAGACTGGCCCCCAAGGATCTGCTTTCGTTCCAGTTCCGTCCACGAATATGTCATTCACTTTGACCAGGTTGGCATCAACCACCTCACCAGCTTGCATTGGAGTGCCCAAGGCTGTCACCGATGCTTGCGAAGCCTTACCTGCAAGTGTGGATTCTTTTGCAAGAACGGTTGACCCTTCAATTTGCACCAGTGTCGGGCCATTCACCAGGGTGTCGGTCTTGGCTTTGATTGCTGTGATTCCAGCGTTATCAGGGGCTGTGTAGCTGCTTGCTTGCAAAGGTGTGCCCAATGCCGTAACGCTGGCCTGACTTGCGCGTGTTGCTACGGTCGCCTCTTTTGCCAACACGGTCGATGCGTCTACCTTGGCCGCAATGCTGTTCTTATCCTGTTCGCTCAGAGTGGCCGTGGCCTGTGTCCAGGGTGCTGTCTCGATCTTTGCGTTGGAGGCGTTCAAGATCGTGACAGGGTAAGCTGTGCTGGTTGCTTGGTCAAAGTAGTAAGCCACCAGCGGGATGCTGTACCCCGTGGCCGTAGGCACGATGGCTGCGCTGCCAGAATCGGTATCGTTCATGCGCAGTTTGAAGCCGGGGAAATACGTCACCATCTGTCCGTTGCTCAGAGAGTAAATGTTGGCGTTGTTGGCTTGCGCCATGGCTGCAAAAGCCAAATAGCCCTTGGTCACAAACGCATAAGCAACACCCGCCACGCAGTCTTTGGGAAAATACGCCACCAGTGTCTGGTTGACTGTGATATCAATCTGCGTTGGACTTGCTTGAATGAACCCAAGAGTTGCTGCCACTGCATCGCGGGTAATTGTGCTGACACTCGAAACATCCACGCCGCTTTCAATCTCCAGCGTCACGGTGAAAGCATCAAGGTCTGCGCCAGTGCAGTTGATGACTTGGGGTTTGTAACCGTAGGAGTTGACCACCATGCGAATGGTGTCGGCTGGCAGCACGGTTAAGGTGCGAGACATGACAAGTGGCACAAAGCCGGGAACAAACGTACCACCAACAGTAGCCCCACCCACAGGTGTGCCATTGATCAGCACGTAGCTGGTCATGATCACGCCGTTGCGGTTGGTCAGTGCCACGCGAGTACCTGTGCTGTCGGTGTATGTTGCGTCAGTTGTGCCGTTGATGGTGATCGAGGTTGTCGTAGTTAAGCTGCTAATGGCTGTGGTCTTTGTCAGCGCCGAACCTGAATCAACAGTCAGCGACCATGCCCCCATGTTCAACACGCCGTTGTTGCAAGTCCATGTGTCTGTGCTGGCCCAATTGGTGAATTGGCTGATCCAGTAGCGGTAGTAGTTCCAGAGGTCTTGCAGTGTGCGGTTGGCGCTGATCACAATTGACCCACCAGTT